TCTTTGAACATAAAGACTTTTAATAAAGAAACGACTATCCGGGAGCAGTTGAAGTTTGGGATTAGTGGAGGACTTCAGACACGATTTGATGGAACATTAAAAACGGATTATCGTGTATCTTTGGTGCTACCTAAAATGACAATAGGATTCATGAAGCAGGTGGATGGATCCGGAATGGGAGCAAGTGTGGAGATACCAATAATTCGAAACTTTAAATAAAAAGAAGATGGAATGAAAAATACAATTCACAACGGCGATTGCCTTGAGTTAATGAAACTGATTCCTGATGGGTCTGTGGATATGATTCTTTGTGATTTGCCGTATGGAACAACCGCTTGTAAATGGGATGTAATTATTCCTTTTCAGCATTTGTGGGAGCAGTACAAACGGATTATAAAGAGTAATGGGGCTATTGTGTTGACGGCTTCACAACCGTTTACAAGTGCTTTGGTAATGAGTAACCAGAAGCTATTCAAGCAAACACTGGTATGGTCAAAAACACGGCCAACTAATGTAATGAACTCAAAGAAGATGTTTATGAAGTGGCACGAGGATATTTGTGTTTTTTATAAAAATCCGCCAATATTTAATCCGATAATGAGAACCGATGGAACTTTTACGGGCAAGAAGGTTCAACGAATGAACACCAATCGATTAACAGGAACGCTTGGAAAAACCGGTGAGAAAAAGGACTATGTGCACGAGGGAAACGGAGGTTTTTTTTATCCAAAAACCATTTTAGAGTATTCTAATGTGCAAACACCAAATTTGCATCCCACCCAAAAACCCGTTGCCTTATTCGAGTACCTAATAAAAACCTACACAAACGAAGGCGAAACAGTTTTAGATAATTGCGCAGGCTCAGGAACTACTGCAATCGCTTGTCTGAATACAAACAGAAATTATATCCTAATGGAAAAGGAACAAAAGTATTTCGAGATGATTGAAAATAGGATTGCAAAATGGCATTCAGAAAGAGAGCCGCAAGGGTTATTTAAAGAGGAGATATACTAAAAAAAACTATGGCAAGTAGAAACATTGCAGACTGCGTACCTGAACTACAGGTAGCATGGACAGACTCTCAGGCGGAGTGGAAACAACTATTCCCTGATCAACCACAACCATTTTTAACATGCACGCACCGGTCCGATGAAGAGCAGGAAATTCTCTACATGATGAATAAGAACGGAAAGGATGATGATGGTGATGGAAAAATCGATGAAGGAGATGAATGGAGAAGTAATGCCAAGCCCGGACAGAGTAAGCATAATTTACTACCTGCGGAAGCTCTTGATATTGCTTTTAAGAATTCGAAAGGTAAATTGGATTGGTCAGAGAAATTATTTGCCGGATTTGCTATTTTAATGAAGAAAAGAGGGATTCGTTGGGGTGGAGACTTCAAAAAACGAAAAGACACGCCTCATTTCGAAGTATAAACTTGTTAATAACTTTTTCGTATATTGTCGTATGCTTTAGGACGCAGTGATGTATCTTTGTAGAGTAACAAAAGCAAAGAAGTATGTCAGAAACAAAGGAAATCCGGATATATGAAGCGCCGGAAGAGTTGTATGATTGGATTACTGCATTGAGTAAGAAAATGGCTAATGCAGGAGTATCTAAAACGTCTCTAATGTTGCTTAATGAAGCAAGGGAAGCCAGAGATAAACAAGAGAAAAAAAATGCGGGTAAGAATAACTAACCGGGAATACGATGATCGTGTTATCTTCCTGAATCAAAATGATTTTGACGATCAGGGGACAAAATTTGTCCGTAAATCCGATGGAATGGAAGTCTCCAATGAGGAGCTGGAATTCATGGATAAGCCCGAATGGCAGGAAAAAGTAGTCAAAACAAAAGTCAATAAACTAATAACAAACTAAAATAATGGCAAAATCTAACATCACACCTAATCCGGCAGCTTCCGGAGATCTTGATTTTTTAACGAATGATATGGACAAGAAAGAGCCTGTCCAGGAACAGAAAGTAAGTGACGTATCCTCTGATGTTGCAGTGATCGAAGATCAGGAAAGCTCAGAAGTAATGGTTGTGTCTGGAAAACCGTCTCTATTAACAGTAGTGGATCTTTCTTCGGAAGAATTCCCCGACATGGATAATACAGATGTTGCTCCGATCGATCTAATGTCAGAATACTGGACACCAAAGGTTGCCGGCGAAAAGAAAAAAGTGGTATTTGCTCACTTTGGAGAAATGGAAGTGTTGGATCAGAAAACTAATCCGCCGTCACCTCAGATGCTTAAATGTGCTTTCTTCTATGAGAAGCAAGGAGAGCACATCAAATGTGTGAGCAATGGAAGTAAACGTTTGGTAGGAGCACTAGAATCTCTGCATTTGGCTCCGGGAACTCTTCTTCAGGTAGAATACTTGGGTAAGAAGAAAAACTCTACCAACTCAAATATGTCAGATGATTGGAGTGTAAAACCACTTGTTCGCAGATAATTTAAAAAAGCCACATGAAGATTTTAGAGGTCCACATAAAAAACTTCCGTAACCTTGAGAGTGTAGATCAGGTTTTGAATGGAAGCAGTATTCTCCTTATCGGAGAGAATGCCATCGGCAAAAGTAATTTCATGAAAGCCATTGAAGGAGTCCTCACCGATACGTTCGGTGAGAGTCCTTTGATGAAAGGAAAGAAAGAAGGTCACATTGAAGTGATCACCGGCGAAGATGGTCAGAAATACATTTTTGAAGCTAAGTTCAAAGAAGGCACCGATAAGGTCACTCTTACGGTTACCGGTCCGGATGGGTTGAGATCGAAAGCGAAAAGCGCAATTGGTGCAATAGTCGGAGAGGTGGAGTTCGATATCTTCAAGTTTGTGGAAATGAGTAAAACCACAAAAGGTCGCAAAGAGCAGGTAGAGATTGTCAAGTCGTTTTTCCCAGATGATATTAAGCAGCAACTAAAGAAGTATGAAAATCACGTACAAAGTGCGTATGATGATCGGACAGAGCTGAACCGGAAGATTAAGGACAAAGAAGGCGCTGTTTCTCAGATGGATATTACCGGCGATACGGTAAAAAAGTACAAAGAACCTCTTTCAGTAGATGCTATTTCTGCTAAGATCGAAGAAGCTGACAAGCACAATGCAAATGTCCAGAAAGCAAATAATGCTCTTGCGGCTGCTAATTCAACAGAGGAAAGACTGGCTAATCGTATCGAAAGTCTGGAAAAGGAATTAAGTGAACTGAAAGTGGAGAGAACTACCAATGCAGAAACAATGGTTAAAGTTCAGGACTGGTTAGATGCTCCCAAAAATGCTCTGATTCCGAAAGATGCTTTAATGGAGCAATTGAAAAGCGTGAATGATCACAACATCATGCACGAAAGAGTAAAGAATGCAGAAAAAGTGTATGCAGAATTAAAGGAACTTAAAGAGGAAGCGGAAGATCTTACTATTAAGATTGAAACAGAACGCCAGGCAATCAGTGATACAATCAAGAGCATGGAAGAGCAGATGCCAATTGCAGGACTTTCCTTCAGCGAAGATTCATTGCTTTACAACGGAATGCCGGTAGACGAATCTACCATGTCCACCTCTGAAATTATGATGCTCGGTGCCCGGTTAAAAATTGCTAAGAATCCAAATGTGCAGGTTTTGTTCATTGAAGGTGGAGAAAGTTTGGGTCAGGCAAAATTTGATGAACTGAAAGCTATGTGCCATGAGTATGATTTTCAGTTAATTATGGAACAGATGCAAAGAGGTGTAGAGGAATTAAAGATTGAATTTATTCCGGAAGTGTAAGTGATAAAAATTGACATTAAACCATTATCAGTAAATGATGCGTGGAAAGGAAGAAGATTTAAAACAAAGCAGTACGAGAAGTATGAGAGAGATGTTTTATTTCTTCTTCCTAAGATAAAATTACCGGATCCGCCTTTCCATGTGAATTACGAATTTGGTTTTAGTAGTGCAGGAAGTGACCTCGATAATCCTGTAAAATTATGCACAGACATTTTACAAAAGAAATATGAATTCAATGACTCTTCAATTCATTCGATGAACATTCGAAAGTTCAAAGTTGAGAAGGGTAAAGAGTATTTTAAGTTTGAATTTAAGACATTAGAGTAAAGAGTACCCGATTCTCCCCACATCTTACCGACTAAAAACTATGGCGTAGTGAAGTTCAATTACCTTCAGCAACTTTCCGGCTTTTACAGGAAGGCTATGGACGATACCGGCTTAAAATCCACCTATCGTAATCTGTACCTTTCTTTGCTTCAGATCAACAGTATCTTTGGCTTTCAGCGTGTGTTTAAAAGTACACTACCTGAGATCATCAGATATTCTGGTCAGATGACAAATAAGGAATTTGCTGAAGGTCTTGATTATTTAGAGAAAGGTGGTTATATCAACTATGTTGCTCCGGTAAAGAAAACAGATAGCTTTGAGATCAATGTGCTGAAACTAACAGCAGAGAAAAAGAAAAAGGCTGAAAAGGTAGAAGATGTTGGCTGGGACCCGAATTCTCTTCCATGCCGGCTAATGAATCATATCAAGACGAATTATCCAAGAGTAGCACAAATGACTACTCAGCTCAGTTACAAGAACGCAGAAACACTCTTATCCAAGCATCATCCTATTCTGATCAACGAAGTGTTGACAGCAATGGAGAATACAGAGAATCTTTACAAGTATAATAGCGTAAGTTTAACGGTGAATAACTGGTGCAATATCCGCAAGGGAAGCGGGTGGAAAGCGCCGGTGAAGCAACAGGAAACTGAAACCAAGTCATTTATTAAAGCACCTAAATCAATAGCCACCGAATGATAGATAGATTTGATGCTCGTCAATTCGGCAAACTTCCTCCTCAGGCAATTGAGATGGAAGAAGTGGTCATTGGAACGTGTATGCTTGAGCGTTCTGCTTTTGAAAAAGTCGTAATGATCTTGAAAAATGATTGCTTTTATAAAGATTCGAATATGAAGATCTTTATGGCAATGGAGAAGTTGTACCGGAAATCTGATCCGATCGATATTCTCTCAGTGATCAATACGTTAAAAGAAATGGGGGAGCTGGATGCAGTTGGCGGACCATTTGCGATCACAGAATTAACCAAGCGAGTAGGATCTTCGGCAAACATAGAATATCAAAGCAGAATTGTTTTTCAGAAGTTTATCCAGCGGGAAATTATTCGAGAATCATCTGAACTAATAAAAAAGTCGTATGAAGACACAGAAGTAGATGCAGTAGAATTGCTTGCAGATACTCAAGGGAGATTGGATAAAATTCAGCAAATGATCATATCCGGATCCGAAATGAATTTTGACAAGCAGGTGCAACAAACACTACAAGATATTGAGCATGCAAAAGACAGCGGTAAATTAATACAAGGACTTTCTACCGGATTTGCTATTCATGATCGTATCACATCAGGAAGAGTGAACGGAACACTGATTATCATAGCTGGAAGGCCGGGAATGGGAAAAACTACTCTTGCACTTCAGGAGTGTGTTAACCTGGCAATAACGGGCAATGTGCCGGTAGGGATCTTTTCATTGGAAGCAATTTACAAGCAGTTTATCAGAAAGTTTATTTCCAACATGACTAAAATTCATGGTAATACCGTGAGAAATGGAAGACTTGATGAAGATCAACTAGCAAGAGTGAGGTTAGCTGCAGAACTGTTATCAAAAAGAAATATTTATTTAAGAGATATTCCCAATATGCACATTGACGAGATGAAAGCTCAGGCAAGATTGTGGAAGAAAAAATATAAGATCGAAGCACTTTACCTGGACTATCTTCAGTTAATGAAAGGTGGCAATCCATCTACATCAAAAAGCGGTAACAGAGAGCAGGAAATTTCTCACATATCAAGAAGCCTGAAAGGATTAAGCATGGAGCTGGATATTCCCGTAATAGCATTATCACAACTTTCAAGAGCAGTAGAAGGAAGAGGTGGAGAAAAACGTCCTCAATTAAGTGATCTGCGGGAATCAGGATCGATCGAACAAGATGCTGATGTAGTCGAATTTGTTTATCGTCCGGAATATTATGGAATAACAGAGGATGAAGATGGGAAACCGACAAAAGGTGTTGCTGAACGCATTATTGCAAAGAACAGAGATGGTGCACTGGATTCTACCTTCTGCACTTTCACTCCTGAGATCAGCAGATTTGAAGAGATCGATACCATGAATACAATTGTAACAGCAACAGTAAAACCTGAAAATAGTTTAAACAGAGACATAACAAAATCACGATATAAGGAAGAGGAGCCTCCATTTTAAAATAAAAAGAAGATGAAAATAGTAGAATTATTTGCCGGAAGCAGGTCTTTAGGAAGGGCTGCTGAATCACAAGGCCATAAAGTATTCAGTGTAGATTGGGAGAACTATGATAAAATAGATCTTGCTATCGATGTAGAAGAAATGACCACTGACATGGTGCCTTTTATTCCTGATATGGTATGGGCTTCTCCGGATTGCACAACTTATACAATTGCCGCAATAAGCACACATAGAAATGGAACCGAACCAAAGACGGATTATGCAAAGAAGTGTGACAAAGTAAATCAGCATTTTATTTCTTTGATAAAAGAGTGGCTTTTAGTAAATCCTAATATGAAGTTCTTTATTGAAAATCCTCGTGGGATGCTCAGGAAGATGCCGTTCATGCAAGAATTCAAAAGGCATACGGTCTGGTATTGTAAGTATGGTGATGACCGGGCAAAGCCTACCGATATATGGACCAACTCAGATGAATGGATTCCTCGTCCGATGTGCCATAATGGTAATAAAGATTGCCACCACCAATCAGCTCCAAGAGGAAGCAAGACAGGAACTCAAGGTAGAAAAGGCAGTTATGACAGAAGCAGAATTCCAGAACCATTGTGTGTAGAAATATTAAAATCAATAAAACCATGAGCACATTAACCATCAAAGGCAAGATCAACAAAATATTTCCTGTAGAGGGAGAGAAGGATAAATTCCAGAAGCAGGTATTCTGGCTGGACTACGAGGAGAACGGATTTGCAAATACCATCTCTTTTGAATGCTGGAAGAATAAATTACATCTGATACAGAACTGTGTTCCGGGTGAAGTCGTAGAAGTTTCATTTAATGTCATGGGAAGAGTGCATGAAGGAAGGTGCTTTAATACACTCAGGGTTTGGAAAGTGGTCTCAGTTGTAACTCCACAATAAAATATGGAAAAGCATAAATTCACTCATGGATCATTATTTTCAGGAATCGGAGGTTTCGATCTAGCTGCTGAATGGATGGGATGGGAAAACATATTTCATTGCGAATGGAATTCATTCGGACAAAAAGTTTTAAAACATTATTGGCCTAACGCTATATCATACAATGACATTACTAAAACAGACTTCACTATTCACAGAGGAGCAATCGATATTCTTACAGGAGGATTCCCATGTCAACCATATTCCAACGCCGGAAAAAGACTTGGCAAAGAAGATGAACGCCACCTCTGGCCGGAAATGCTTAGAGCAATTCGAGAAATTCAACCGAGCTACGTTGTGGGCGAAAACGTTCGGGGCCTCACTAATTGGAATGGAGGGATGGTATTCGACGAGGTGCAATCTGACTTGGAAGCTCAAGGTTACGAAGTGTTACCGTTTCTACTTCCAGCTTGCGCCGTCAACGCTCCTCATAGACGGGATAGGATTTGGTTTGTGGCCAAGTCCGGTAACATCGGATGCAACAACCGGAGCGATAATCGGAAAGAACGACACCTTCAAACAAACGAAGGGATTGCCACGAAAGATAAATCAGAACGGAGTAGATGGGTCAGTGGGATTAGCAAGATTAGTTCAAATGCTACCAACGCCGGAGGCGAACAACTTCAAGAATGGTCACCGGAAAGTATCGCCCAGGATAGAAAGGAAAATAAATCAGGGATGGACGATAGGGCTAAACGATCAGGCAACATTAGGAATGCTACCGACACCGACAACAAATTGCGCAAAAGGCGGAGCGATACGATCAGATCCAAAAAGACAGAGCGACACGTTAGCCCACCATTTTGCAGAGAAGGCTGGCAAAACTTCCCAACTGAATCCCCGCTTTGTAATGGAAATGATGGGCTTTCCGGCAGACTGGACGGAGTTACCTTTTCTAAATGGCGACAAGAATCAATAAAAGCTGGTGGCAATGCAATTGTTCCGCAAGTAGCTCTGCAAATATTTAAAGCAATAGAAGAAACCGATATTGAAATCTAAAATCTGTTTCAAGTGTGAAAAGCCAGTAGAGAAGTACGGGAACGCGTTTAAGAAACTGTGTATTTGGTGCAATCGGGACCGGCTGAATGAGAATAAGCCTAAGAAGTATAGCAGTATAAAGGCGAAGTTCAAGGAGCCGAGAGGTGAGAGGATTACGCATTTAGCAATCTGGAGCGAACGACCTCATTATTGTGAACATTGTGGAGATTATTTGGGAGAATATCCTGATCCATGGTTCTTCAGTCATATAAAACCAAAGTCTACGCATCCGGAATTAAGGAATGAAAAGTCGAATTATAACCTGTTCTGCAAGCTCTGCCATGACGCATACGGATCAAGAGGAATTGACGCATTTAATGCAAGAAAAGACATTAATAGAAAATCATAAAACCGCATTCCCTGTAAGCGTAGGCTCTACTACCGGAACCTTAACAGTGATCTCAGAGTACAGGACTTCTATCTGGATATTGTATTTGAACTTGAAATTAAGGATCTCTCTTTCTATGTGAATTGGCTGGAAACAGGTAATCATAAGACACTGAAGCCCGTTGTGCATAAAATGCGCTCCGAACTTACACATAAATCCCTTTTTCTCAGGTTTCTGAGCTTTGCCGAATTTTTTCTTGATCCTCCAGGCATATCCGGGAGAACCGGTGAGTAATACGCAGTTAAATACTTCCATGGCATTGGGGTTTAGCTGCTCTGTGGCAGTCCTAGTAGGGTTACTGTTTCTTGGTAGTTGTGGTAGTGGTTCATAGTCGTAGCATCCTAATATTATCCTCAATCCCAATCCAAAATTCTGAACCTAAGTCTGATTTTTGCCATTCAAAACAACACGAAATGGATTCATAAAGCGTCCTTTCGGTAGTGTTTAAAAGTGATTCATTGCCTTGCCCTATCACTTCTTTAACCGCTATTTCGCCTAAAGGCTTTGGCATAGTAAGCAGGTGTTCTCTGATTGTTTTCATATCTCTTCCTTTATAACAGTGTTTACACTTCTTATTTGATACCCGTATTTCTTTAGTGACTCTATGCTATCAGATGGCGGGCTATACATATTTTTCTTTTTCATTATCCCACTTGCAACGGTTACATATTTGAAAGTCAAAATCTATATCATCATATTCAAATCCGCATTGAGGGCAACTTTCGCATGGTGCATTTTCTAAATGGTCATTTTCCCAATCATCCCATGAATCGTTTTGTTCTGTCGGGCTGTCTTTCTCTTTCATCCTTGCGTCTGTTTTTGTGAGTGGAATAGTTTACGTAAATATGTTTCTAATAATTCTGAGTTTGTTAGTTCTCTTGGGCCGCTACTGCCGCCGCTTCCAGCTATTGGATGAACTGTGACTTTATCCATAAAGGAAAGTTTGTCGCACCAATCTTTGAACTCAATCGCAAACTTGTCACGGTCGGAGATGTGAACGTATTCAATATCGCTTACGTCCGTTCTTTGTTTGCTCCAGCAAACGTATTCATGGTCAAGGTTGTTAAAGTTATCTATGTCTTCGGCATCGTCACCTATTACTAAAAATAATTTGTTAGGTATGTTTTTCATTCTTATGTCTGTTATGCCCGAAGGCGGTTAGGATATTGGTACAAGTTTGTTTCTCTTGAATTTATTTTTTTTGGTTACGTTTTGAAACCTTCCCCAATTATAATTACCGTTTGTTGGGTGCGCTTTCTCTATGAGGTCGGAATATTTGGCTTTGCAATCCGAAAGACTTTCTCCTGCTTCGGTTAGTTTAAAAACGGCTTCACAAAATTTAAATCCATTTTTTTCTGCTACTTCAATATCCTTTAATGCTGCTCTGAGTTGTTCTGCGTTGATTACGAAATTCATTTTTCTCTTCTTTAGTGTTGGGTGAATTATTTGGATGTGTAATGTTCTATTTTACCTCTTAACATTGTTCCGCAAAAAGGTTGCGCCTCTTTCAGCAACCCCTTCAACTGTTCTACTTCTGATTGCAGGGATTGAATAGTTTTATTAGCAAGTGAGAACCGATTAATTAAAGCAGACAATACAACATCGGTATCATAATTTAATCTTACAGGCACAGACATTGTAAATGCTTTTCCTCCTGTTTTACACATCTTACTAACCCATTCATCGCAAAGGTTAATTAGTTCTTTATCCGTTAAAGTTGTTTGATATGTAATCTTTTCCTCTTTCCCTTCCATCACAGGGGGCTGAGAGACGAGTAATTCCTTCGCTGAATTATTTTTCGGTGGGTGAAGAATATTCCAACATTCATCGCAAACAGAGAATGTAATATTGCCAACTGGTTTGTTACATTTAAAGCAAATGTTTCTCATGCAAGCGCACTCTTTAATTGTTTCTTTACAGTTTCCGCATGGTTCACTCCTCTCTGTCAGCAAGTGTGCTTGTGATTCGGGGGCGGAAAGCAGGAGTAAGTAGTCGGAGGGTGAAATCTCTATAAAACCAATTACGGGCGCAAAATCTATTTTTGGCTTATTGTCAACTATTCCGTAAATCATTCCTTCTTGTGGTGACCATAAGCATTTTGTTTTTTCACGAAAAGCACCAAAGCACTCTTTCGCTTCTTTACTTCCATCATATCGAAAGCATACATTCTCTAGTGTCATTTCTGGTTTAGTTGTCATGGGGTGGTTATTTTTCAAGTTGCTTTAAAAGTTCGTCAGCTAATTCTATTGCGTGTGGCACTAACTCTGTCTTTTGTCTTTCAGGGCTATTGTGCGGGCCGGGAATTGCTTGTACACAAAGCCCTTGTAAAAGGTGAAGTGCGAAGTATTCACGTTTAGTTAATCCGCTTGTGGTTGACAAATAAGCATTTTCCCGAATATCTTTTTCGCTTGCTATCCTGTATTCATTCTCTCCGATTTTTCTATAAACAGTTGGAGTAATTGGTTGGTCTGCGTTTTTCATCTTGTATCTGTTGTTAGATTGGTTTAGTTGGAATATTAAATTTTGTAAACTTTAAACATTTATAACAATACTCTATTGAAAATACCTGATGTGGCATAACTAATATTTTTTGTTTTGATTTACATTTTTTACAGATTGCTTCTTTTGTCATTTCTCTTTCTCCTTTCCATTAGCATCAATGAAATCAATGGCTTGGCAAAGTATGGTGAAGGCGGTTTCGGGTGTGCCTAAATCAATTTCATGAAAATACTGCTCTCTATTTTTTGTAAATCTTGTTATGTCTTCGATTCCACTAATATTATCCAATACGACTGCATACACTTTTTGCCATACAGTAATTTGCTCAGTCCAATCCGAATCAAAAACGTATCGCTTATATCTTGGCCCCGTTAATCGGTATCCCGATGTTTCTGCTGTTCCGATTGCGCCAAGAATCTCCGCACATCTTTTATTGTAATAAGTTATGTCTTTCATTTCTGTTCCTGTTTAAATGTTTGATTGAAATAATCTTCGCCGCTTAACTTTAAATCATCATGCCTTGCTGCATCCACTATATTCTGCCGTTCTTCGGATTGTTTGGATTTGAGTTTAGAGATGAATAATTCTGTTTCTCTTATTCTAACAAACACTTCGTCTGTTAAGGCAAATGTTCTTAGTATTTTTACTT